ATGTTAATCTTTGCCATGTTCGCCATAAGTCCTGTAATGTGTTGAAATTGACTTTGCATTTGGTCAAACGAGTATCGTTTTGCTACCACAAAACAAGGTCCTGACTTTAACATGTTAGGCATAAAGTCTATGATTTTGTTATTTTCTGGTAGGAATACATAAGTACCCTCTTCATTTCTAAACTCTACTACTACTTTTCCTTGTCCTGTTGAGTTAGCCCAACTGCTTTGGCGTTCTGTAGTTTCTACAAGTATAGAGTATGCACTTTCTTGTTCTTCTTTATTTTGCTCGTAGATATAAGGTTTAGCTTCAGGATATTGTTCTGCAAGTACAACATGAGGCACTCGTCTAATAATTGCTAACTCTGTTGGTTCTTGGTCATTACCAAAGTTACCTGGATAACAATTAAAGGAATCTTGTAATTCTGCGTATGGATATGGGTTACCATTTCTATCTCTTTTGTGCGTTATAGTCCATACAACAAAACCATAACCTGGTAACCATCTGGATGCTTGTGGTAATTGTTTATGTAATTTATTAAATTTATCGTATGAAGTAACAATGCGTTCTATTTTTTCAGATTTCTTTTTAGCTCTCTGTGAATCATTGTCATTAGTAATGTCTACTTTTAAATCTGGCGCTCTACCTAGTTTTTGTGCAAATCTTTCTAATGCAGTTAAAAATAAGTTAGGTGCAGGTAATTGGTTGTATTCAACATTCATCTTGTCACCAAGTAAGGCTTTTACCGCAGCTTCGCCACCATTCATAATGTCACGAATCCTGGACCTGTCTAACATTCCCTCTTGATTTATAGCTCGTAAGTAATCTACTTTTTGTGCTAATTGTTCGCTATTTAAAGGCATTTATCTCCAATTATCTATATCTATACTACTAGGTTCATACCCAGAAAAACTAGGATTATAATCATATCCTAACTCTGCAAATCTTTCTTTTTGCATACGCCTAATTGCTCTCATTGGAAACCAACTAGCCATAACAATATCTGTCTTAGTACCTACGCTTTTACTTTTGTTCCTTGCAGAACTAAAATATACTAACTGACTTGTATATAAGTTTACCTTCTCTTGCGCTTCAAAGCTAAGATATGGCAAAGAAATTTTTTGTTCTTGGAACATTGGACGCATAGCTGTAACACCATACATAGGGTCAAATTTGTTCTTATAAGTTTCGTGTCCTTCTAAAAATATTGCATGACCAGACGCAAACTCTCTAATAGATTTATCTTGTCGTATAGCTTTTTGGAAACCATTTTCTTCTATGACCCAGTGAGATACGCTGTACTTCATCCACCATTCTTTTATAATATCTAATGCTTGTGGGATACCGCCACCTAAACTGTTGTTCATATCTACCATGTGTAATTTATTTTCTGCAGCATCATAAGCCCATAAAAATGCAGCTTGATAACCTGTAGATGCAGGGTCAAGTCCTGCTATAAGTCTTGTACCTTGTGGTATGTGTCCAATATCTCTTTTTTGGTCACGACATTCTTCTATCTCTACTCTGTCAAACAAAGAGAGTCCATCAGGCATAGCAACATTAAGATATACCATCTCGTATATTGCACGACCACCTGTTGTTTCTGCACCACGCTTTCGGTCCATTAACCATTTGTAAGTTCTCTTACTTGACCACAACATACAGTCTTGATGTGTATCTTCTTCCCAGTCAGGTAAGGTACATCCTGTATCGTGTGCTTCCTCAACAATAGTTTTCCAAGATTCGTTTTCTAAAAGATGTGAGTACAAGTCGTCATAGTGTTGTCGTGAACCAATAACTACCATAGCGGTATGTTCCTCTTTACGACTTGACAATGTTGTTGTCCACCAACTTCTTGTGTTTTCTCTTGATGCAGGTTGCATTGTAGATGTGTGGTCCTCAATGTCATCAGCAATAATTATGTCACAGTCACGAGATAGAATCTTACCACCTCTACCAAGACCAACCATTGTCGGACTCTTAATTCCAGTAACTGTTCTAGTACCTACAGTAAAACCACTTTGTGACCAAGACTTACCTGTTCTACTACTAGGTTTAAATTTTGGTCCAGGTCCACATATCTCTTCTATAAGTAATTCGTTACTTTCTAGTTGGTCAAGTACAGAACTAACTGCGTTTTTAGCAATCTCTTCGTTACCACCAACCCATAAAATACGAATGTTAGGTGTAGTACAAATTATCCATACAGCAAAGTGTATAAGCAAATCTGTCTTACCATGTCGAGGCGGTGACAATATCATTTGTTGTTCACCTTTTTCTATAGCTTCTAAAATAGAATTAATCCATTTGATGTGAAAGTCTGGAGTTTCGTATGGTTCTCCTTTTTCTGTTTGAAAATACCTATCTCTAAAATCTCTAAAGTCTTGTAATGATTTCTCTGCTACTTGTGGTACTTCCCAAGTATCTTTAGCTACTTCATTTTCTAAATCTTCTATGTATGCGTTGTATGCCATAGATACTGCAGCAACAGATGTTTTAAGTATCTTTGCAACATCAGACATTGTGTTTTTACCTTTTAGTATTTCTTCACCTAAACCTGATTCAACAATATCGTTATAAACTTTACCTCTTCGTTGTTGTACATTTTTTTGACTAGGTATAACTAACTGGTCCTCTTCTTGTGTCCACTCTACACCTTTAGCTTTAGCTCTTTTTTTCTGTTGTGTAATTCTGTTATAACAACGCTTAGAACAAAACTTTCTAGCTTTAGGTGGTAAAGGTCTGTGACAACCTGCAGCATAACAAAACTTTTTATCTGTCATATTTATCACATTCTTTATTCTTACACTTCATGTCGTCCTTAGGTAGTAACACCTCTCCACACTTTGGACAGGGTATTGTAATACTCAATTATTTTTTAATTTTTTTAATTTTGCCATTTTCTGTACGAGCAAATTTATGAGTCTTTGTTTCTCTTATAAGAGTCCCATAATATCTTTTACCGCCATACATCCAACTTACTTTTTTAGCCATTTACAATGCCTTTCCATTTAGCGCACCAGGCAAACGATTGCACTGTTGCTTTCCATAGTGTACAGTATCCTGCAGGTTCATAGAAACTACAGTTACTACATTTCTGATTAGCTTTAGGTGCTAGTTGATATTTCTTAGGTAAGTTAGTAGATAATTGTTGTTCACTGTTTATTCCCATACATTACCAAGCCTTGCAAGACCAATACCTTGCTGTGGTTTTGTCAGTCGCAGTATCGCATTTATGTCTTGCTCTAAAACTCTTACGAGCTTCAGGATTGTTTTTTCTTATAGCCATGTTTGGGTCACCGAACATTACCTTAACTACTTTTCCACCTTTACTAACATACACTTTAGATTTCTTTCGACCATACCCAGGTTCACCCTTACCTATTGCGGAAGGTGAATTTAATTTAACCGACTTGCCCTGGTATGTAGCCATTAGTAACCTTTTTTCTTTTTCTTACCTTTAGATACTTTTTTCTTTTTTACTTTATATTTCATAGTGTAACTATATCACAAAACCCCGCCGAAGCGAGGTTCTGTTCGTACAGTCGTCCATTACTGTTATGAAAAATATAACAATCCACAAAAACATCCCTCTCTTACACTGTACACCACATACTGTTTCTTAGATGAAAAGTTTTTCTTTCTTATTATAAATAGAAGCTATCCTCATAGCTCCACCTGGATTTTCCAGGTATAAGTACTATAGTCTTCCCCCCAAAGTAAGTGAGAAAAAAATTTTTATTTTTAAGTATCTTATGTCCACCTATAGCAAAGCCTCACTTGCGTGAGGCTCGTACTATACAAACAAAGAAAGGAGGGCTATATATTAATCCAGAAGGATTGATTTATATTGCCTTTCTTGTAATGTATTATAGCATACATTACCACTATGCAAGTAAAAGGTATGGGGTTTCTGTGATTAAGCGTAAGCGAAAGGAGGAAACTCTTACTAAACAAAAACCCCATAATAAATACTACCACTTAAAATCAAACATGGTATAGTAGGGAAACAAGCAAAGGTTTCTTCCTGCTTTTAGAAAAGGAATCTGGACCATATACATTAAATCAAGTGGATTAGCAGGACCATGGTAACTAGCGTAATAGGCTATTACTTCACACATTTAAATGTTCACTATATAGTTCATTCTGGTTTTTGGGAGGGAGTGACACAGGGTTAGCTGTACTCATTCATAGTTTTAATAGACTTACTTTTAAAAAGTAATACTATATCTAGTAACAAATGGTACACCACAATATGTAGTACCACTATATCTTGTACCTACTTAACAGCATATATCTAAGGGGTACATCAACTGTAACTATGGGGTGCAGATTGAACCCCCCCAATGTTATATGCCTATATTATTGGTGTACCCAGTATAAGAATAATTCAGTATGACTAAGACTGTTTAAACAATTACCTAGGTATGAATAAGTATTGACTAGGTTTGTACCAGATTAATTTTAAACAAAGAGGGGGTAGCCCATTAATTAATATCCAGTATTTAATATCCAGTGAATAAGAAAGAAGCTGGAAGAGTGGGAAAAAATAATTAAAAGAAATACACAGTTTAAACAGAGGTTGTCTTATAATGGACTCATGCAAACATATACAGA